TTTTTAACATAGCGTGACGCAGTGCGTTTTTTGCTTTGTTGGGTGATACTGTGCGAATTACGTCTGACATTTTGTATTCCTTTTCTAATCAGTGCCTATGTCCTAGTGTAGTATACTTTTTTTACTTTGTCAAGTAATAAGATTCCAAATAATTGCGCCAATTACAATCATCCAAAAAATACCCATTACTTCGTTTTTAACAACATCACCGCTTGTAACTTTTTGTGTACATTGCGGACAGTGTGAAGCACCCAACGGCTTGTCGCTGTAGCACTTAGGACATTGTGTATTCATCATAATTATGACTCCTTATATAATTTACGGATCTTAGCACGATCATTAAAACCAATGCCTTGCTTCCAAAGGAAGTAATCAAATCCTTGCTCGCAGTCTACGTCATCGCCTTCTGCATCAGCAAGAAACTCAATTGCTTTCTTCCAGTTACAATCGCAGAACTTCATAGTTGCTGCAACCTGCTTGCGGAACTCTACAAGATTAGCCGCTTCAGCAGCCTCCTCTTGTGCTTGAGACGCTTTCATTGCGTCAACCAAAAGGTCCCAACACTCTTGCTTCTCAGCAGGTGTATACTCTGACCAATCGTCAAAGAAACGCTGTGATGGACGGAATCCATATGCGTCTTTGTGAAGATCGGAAATAATTGTATCGTCAAAAGTGTAAGACATTTTGTAACCCTCTTTGTCTTGTTGCCCTATACATATAATATAATATATGTTTTACCGATTGTCAACCATTATTTTGATAAAAGTGCATCTAAAACAATAATACCTAGCAATGCATTTAAAGCATCATTATTATTATGATTATGATTGTTGTAGTTTGGCTGACGATTATTGATACGATCGTGTACAGGATCACCAACTACAGGAGGATCAGTTTGTAAGCCACGGTCTGTATAATACGAACGAGCCATGTGATGACAATGCCACATGCCACGCCATCCATCTGTTGTACCATAATGACAACCTGCTTGATTGAGATATCCGGGATCTGCGTGTGCAGTTGATCCTAGTAGTGCTAGTGCTAGTACTAAACGTTTCATTTTTTTTGCCTTCTATGCCTATTACATTTACTAATAACATAGCGCAAAAAAATAATAAAGTCAACCTTTTTTATTCAGTTTTACACTAAAACTTCCAGGATTATTTGGTGTTTGTTTACATTCTCTGATGCGTGGATGATTTCTAGCCCAAGTTTCAAATTCACGCATCATTGCACCTTGACCAGTAATTACAATACATTTTTTATGTCCAGCAAAATATGCCTCGGTTATTCTACTATTGAAGTGTTGCCAAGCAGTATGAATGTGATATCCGTGTAAATCAATCCTCATCCTTCTTTGACCTTGACATAGCTTTTGTTAAACCATATTTGCGCAAGTCTCCGCTAAACAAACCAAGTTCAACTGCTTTACGTTCATTTGTAACTGTAATGCTTCTGTTTGTAAGGTAATAAGGACAATCAATAAACTTATCTAGAAATATAATTACTTGTGTAGTCATAGGCATGTCACGTGGGTATGGAATGTCATATGTTTGTAATTCAATTTTGTTTATTACATCAAAGCCATCATCTGTAAGCCTGAGGCCACCTACGTCTTTTTGTCTTGTGTTATACCACCAGAGAGGCATATGCTCTTTAACACTTAAATCGTTATAACTTTTTCCTAATTCTTTGAGAAATAATTTTGTATAAGTTACCTTACTCATGGATCCAATTTTTCGCCTGCTGTCAATTTAAAAACAGCAAACTCATCTGTGTTAAACATATCATTTAATTTTTTAGCTAAATTGTGTGCATGTCCCGGATTACTAAAACTTGTTTTCTTATATTTAGGTCCAGGATATCCTGTCAAACTATTACTGCTTTTTAAATTAAAAGGTTTATCTTGATAGAAAACAGCCCAAATAGCCTCTGCATCAAGAACTTGTTCGCACTTGTATGTAACTTTATTAGTGAACTCTAATTTTACTGTAGGCTTGGGTCTACTCATATGCGTATCCTTTAATATAAACTACGCATATATTTATCTTTTTTACCAGCCCCCTGAGTCCATATTAATCTCAATAACTTGATCTTGGTTTAGCTTTTCAATTTTTTTATCTAGCACTGCTTCTAAATCGCCATGTAATCTTGCCATTACTTCGCCTAATGTAAACGCAAGAGTTTTTGCTTGATTTATATCTAGTCTAATTTCTTTAGCTCTACTTTGTTCAGCAACCTTTACCATTTGTATAAGTTGCTGAATAGGCATAGTATTAATCGGATCTGTTGACATTTGCTAAAGCCAATTTCATTTCTAGTTCTGTTTTATATGGACCCATATAATCATTGCGTTCAACAGTGATTAGTTTAGGACAATAACTTTTAAGCCAGTTTACATTGAATTTGATTAGATAATATCCTGCACAATATACACTTTTTGATTTTTCACTTTTTGTAAACAAAGGTAATTTACGTTGGATATCAAACATACTGTTATATGGAATAGTCCTAGTAGGATATCCATGAACGTCTTTTGATGTGTCGCCTACTTTTGTTTTAATATTGGCAACTAAGAAATTATTACCGTATGTTTTTTTAAGTTGTCTTTCTGTTTTAAAAAGATTTATTTTTCCAGCACTGGTTAAAGTAAATCCTTCTTCATTTTTGCTAAGTGTGCCAATTTTTACACCTTCTTGCTCTACAATCCAAAATTTATCTTTTAAGACTGGTTTTGCTTTAAAAGTCATTTATACCTCGCTTGTAATGGTTCAGCATATTGTGCAGCATTATCTGCAACACGTTGAAGATCCCAACGAGCACAGAACTTCATTAGTCTCATGCCAACTTGTGAAATATTCTTACTTTCTGCTGAACCGATAGTATTATTTATTTCTTGTCTAATGTGCTCAGGTTGTGCAGTTAAATCACACAATGTAACATTACGTGTATAATCATCTAACACACGATGCTCTGCACCTTCATGATCTACCCAACGCTGTAGCATCATGTTATTCCAGTTGTAGCCTTTATTATCTTTGTCTGCAAAGGCTTCTTGTAAACCTACTTTGTTTTTTGTACCTTTTTTTCTAACACCTGGATAGGCGCTAAACACATTGTCACTAGTGTCGCCACGCATACACTTTTCAAACAACATGTATTCAGGTTGTGGAGCAGGCTTAGGTTCTCCTGTCTTCTTATCGCACACGGGCTTGCCTTTGTCATCAAAATATCCTTCATGAGTAATAGTAGTATTACTTACCCCATTGTACTGTCGTACATTAGGTGCAATAAGTTGTGCAAAGTCACCGTCTGTACTGATAATAACATGATTGTCATTAGGGTGTGCTTGTACCCAACCTGCAATAAGATCGTCTGCTTCTAGCACAGGATTTTGTAATACGGTGCAGTTTGTTTTGTCTGTAACAAAGTTCTTAAACTCATCAAAGATCTCCCAAAACACTTTATCTTCTTCTGCTTCACGTGGACTCATTGCATCGCGGTGTTCTTTACGGTTGCGCTTGTATGGCTCATAAAAGTCTTTGCGCCAACTGCGTCCTTCTAAGCAAAAAACAACGTGCGAACCGTTAAAATCTTGCCACGCTTTTTTAATACTGTTTAGTGTAATATGCATTGCCATGCCAACTTTAGTATCAATGTCGCCACGTACAACGTGTCGAGCACGGAAAAATGTGTTAGCAGTGTCAATTAGGATATAAGTCATGATACTTCACTTTTGCCTTTTTCTATTGGTACAACATTAATATAACCGGCATTTCTGTTTGTGTCAAGTCCTTCTTCCTGTAACATGTTAAAAATAATGTCTTTGAACCAACGATCTACAATTTGTTCCTGTTCATCACCTTCACTACCGTATCCTGCTGCTAGTAATTCTTCGATAAAGTATTTGTTCCAATCTAATTCAAAGAACCCATTGCGAATGTTTTCTTCATTTACTTGCATATCCAACACATTTACCCAAGGCTCGCCACGTTTAGTAGCAGCAGCTTTAGGATCTGTTTTATCTAGTACTGCTAATTCTTTAGCCTCTAGTTCTTTTTCTTTAGCAGTAATTCCTGTTATGTTTTTTAGCCATTGTTTCATATCTGCCTCCTTATTTTTTCAAGTTGTTCTTCAGACTGTATACCTTGGGGAATAGTTTTTAAATTTTCTTCAAGTTCCCCAGGCATTTCCGAATAAGCTAATGTGCAGTCTTGGCGAGAACCTCCAGCCTCGTTCCATACAGAGGTTCGCCACCTCTTGTACGTTGAGAGTGTATTCTTCCGAGCGACCCCCAAGCGGCATGAGATATACAGGAACGTCCACGCCTGCTGCACGATAGGCATCAACAGCTCTGCCAACTTCATCAACATCGTCTTGATCAGCAACAACAAACTTAAAATACATATCACTGCCATCAACACAGGAATACTCACGAGCAACATCAGGCTTGATAGCATCATCCCAAGACTCACCCGAAACGGATAGCTTTGGTGAGCAGCTAAAAGTGAGCTGAATTCTGTCGTGGTTGTTGAGATAGTTGTAGAAGTCATCGTGTAGATGCTGTGTAGTGTTGGTTTCGATTGTGACATTTTTTAGATCCTGCATACGTGGATGTTCAAATAGTTCTACGTACAGTCGTTGCCACGCCAACAACGGTTCGCCTCCTGTTAGAATAAGATGAACATCTTGTCCATTATCCATAGTCCATTTGCCTTCCGGCAACAAACTAAGCAAGTGTTCTACAACTTCGTCAATAGTTGCAAGTTTGTTAAAGTCTTTAAACTCTGGATAGATACTTGCGTATGTATCACAACCTGTGTGTACAATAGGCAAGTCTTCAAACTTTTCAGTCTTTTCTACAATGCCATCATCTAGCAATGCTTTTACTTCTGCATTGTAACGCTGACCTTCTGCGTGTTGTTTCCAGCGATCTCCTACGCTTTTATCAACACCAAAATTCATACAACGGAAGTTACAACCAAAGGTGCGTAGGAATACACTGGGTACTCCTACAAACTTGCCTTCGCCTTGTACTGAATAAAATGCTTCACTATATCTTAGTTTCATCTTGGTGCAAACTCCTGTTGTAGTTTAATATTATCAAAGAACTCTTTCTTTGTACCAGGATCAGTTTTAAAAGCACCTTTTAGCACACTTGTTTGTGTTAAACTACTATGCGCCATAATGCCTCTATTCTCACAACAACCGTGTGTTGCTTGAACATAAACACCTACATTAGAACTTCCTGTAGCTTTCATTATCTCACGTGCAATGTCATTACATAGTTCTTCTTGTAGGGTACCGCGTCTCGCACACCACTGTGCAATACGTGTGTATTTCGACAGACCGATTAATGTGTCTGCGGCGATAATTCCAATATACGCAACACCTGTTACTGGTTGATGATGATGTGAGCAAACACTCTTGAGTTCACTACGTACAACTAACATACCTTCATAACCATCATCTACATGATTAGGAAATGCAGTTGCATTTGGCATAGGATCATAACGTCCTGCCATTAGTTCGTTTATATACATTTTAGCAAGGCGTCTACCAGTATCCATACTGTTAGGATCATTTGCTCTATCAATAATTAAACTATCTAATACTGATTCGAACTTTGGTGTAAGTTCTTCAATCAATTCTTCTTTATCGCCCTTTTGTAGGACTTGAGAAATATTATCACCTGCCCAATAGCGGATGCCTGCATCGTCGAGTCGTGCTCTTAATTGTTCGCTTTTTGCCATTATATTCTCCTAGTTATACACGGCGAGACGTGTTATATTCAATATACTTTTATGCAAAGTATTTGTCAAGCATTTCAAGAACATCGTCATACTTTGCAATTTCCATAATTTCCATTTCCATTGCTTCAATGATGTCTGGATGTTCGCCGATGCCTGTAGTACTATTTAGGTAAACTTCTACATTTGCCTTGTGTTTATCTACGTGTCCTTTAGCATGACTACGTAGTGCTTGTAATAGAATCTCACGCATTTACTATTTCCTTTCCTTCAATTTTATCATATAATTTACTGCCACTAAAAAATTTGTTATGCAATTCTGCTGCATTACTATTTAGGTAATTACTATAGTTTTTATGATTTTGCATATACTTACGAATACGCTCTATAAGTTTACCTTTGTGTTGTTGATAACTATCCCATGACTCTGTCCATTCGCTTGGATACCTAAATTCCTCATCATACATTTCTGTATAACTTAATCGATCAGGCACCATAGGAATAGCATTTACTAACATACCTTCAAATGCACTAATACCAAGTGTTTCTTGCAAGTTAGCACTAAACACAATCTTAGCTTCTCCTAGTATATTATGATATTCGTTTTTAGTTAGTTGCTTTTCCTGACATACAATAAACTCGTATTCAGTAAGTTCTTTTTTTAGATCATTAAAAATGTCTAACTGTTTCTCAGGAGCAAGCCTGTGTGGAAATACAATAGTGTCACGTTTTTCCATATTTTTATATGGAAGCATTGTATCACGTAAGTATTCCATTGGCCATCCTACAATACTAACATTGTCTTGTTCCATAAACCATTCAACTGGTTCGAGGCCAAACATTGTTTTAAACTCTAGTAAATTCTCTGCAAATATCTTAGCATGAAACTCTGTAGCAAAGAAGTTGTCATCGAATACATGAAACATACTTTTTTCTGCATGACGTACCCAAGGCTTATCACCAATAAGACGACCTAAAAAGTCTTGAGGATCATAACTACCAGCATGCCACATTCCGCCAATACGAATGTTTACTCCAAGTAGTTCTGCCATATAACGAAGTTGTATAACAGTAGGATTCCATGCATCAGTGTACAAGAAGTAATCGTCATCTGCAATGTCTCCGTTGCAGAACATTTCTCCTATTTGTTCAAGTTGTTTAGATTTGTAAACATTAGTACCGCCGAAATTAAGAAAAGCGCCAGGTGTAGTAGCTTGCGGAGTTTCACCTCCGCTGATAACTACTACATTATCTGTACGCTTTTTTAATTGCTTTGGTAGATAGTCTTTCCACTGTTTAGTGTAGCGAGTATCTACCGCTTCAATGTCAACTATATATACAGTCATTAAGCTGCCTTAGGTTGATATACACCTACG